CAGTTCCGCTTTAACTTCGGCGCACTGCCCGCTTTCAAAGAGGCAGGCGACCTTATCTCCAAAATTTTCACAACCTACGTAGATGCCCTGATGCCGCACAGTGTTGCAGCACGCATTGCTGGCGTAACGCTGCCGGAAGGCATTACCTACGACGACCTTGACAAGTTTGCAGAACAAGAGCGTGAGCGGCAGTTCAAGGAGAAGGAGCGCATTGTTACGCTTAACTCTAAACTTACTCCTGGTGGTGAAGGGGGCAAGCCCGCTCCCGGTGGCGACAAGCCTAAGCCGAAGGCAAAACCGTCAGGCGAAGATAATAACATGAAAACTGAGGAAGTCAAGCGCTTCCAGAAGTGGCTCAAGAATCGTGACGGTGATGTGGACGTTGAAGAATTCGAAACGGAAGTTTTGGACACTGAAGAAAAGATGTTGGTCTACAAGATTTTTGTAGACAAGCGAGGTGGTGGCACCGCCCAGGCCCCTTTTTCGTTGAGTGATAAGCCTGCGCTGAAGGCTATGCAGGTTTATGGGGATACGGAGGGAGAGGAGCCTGAGGGACTTGAGGATTTAGACAAGGACAACGCCGACGCAATTGAAGCTGGATTAACCGGAAGTTTTGGTTTCCTTCTGAACGCAGACGCCAACGTTGACGACAATGAATTGATGGCAAATTTTGAAATGATGATGTACGGCGACAGTGCAGAGTTAAAAAGCGCAATCTACGCTTCGCTGTTGGCCTATGCAGATTTTGGCGTCGAAGTTGCCGTTGGGAAAGTTTCACAATTCTACCCTGGTTTTGACCCTGAAGAAAGTCGCTACATGGCACGTGATTGGGCACAGACGAGGGCTATCGAGGTCTTTAATCTTGTAATGGCTGCGTCTATACGCAAGGCACGACAGAGTATCGAGGAATACAAACGTGGCGGGCTGTCTCGTGAATGGCTCAAGGATGAACTGCGAAAAGCAGCAAGCCCTGAGCGTGCACTTTTAATAGCAGAAAACGAAAGTATTGCGGTAATTACGCAGGCTGCGTATATCGTTTATGCAAATACAAAACTGGTGCAGTACGTCAAATGGGTGACGATGCGTGACGAACGTGTCTGCCCCCGCTGTGGACCCCTGCACGGCAAGGTCTACCCGCTAGGTGGTAATCCAGCAATTCCCGTACACGTTCGCTGCCGCTGCCAGATTTTGCCGATGGTTGACGGTCGCATTTTGCGCCTCTTGGCAGGTTTACTATGAGTTCAACGTCAGATGTTCGCCTAAACGTTCGTGCTAGGGGAATGCCGCAATACGTTGCAAAATTGCGCAGACTCGGCGTTGCCCTAGAGGAACTTGATAAGCCCATGTTGCAGGCTGGAAAGATGACCTTGGCCGCTATGAAGTCGTATCCAACGTACAACGATGGTTGGAAAAAGGGGAACAGTAGTTTTTCGTTGTATCGCCCTGGTTCAAAGTATAAGCGCACAGGCAACCTGAGGGATAGCTGGAGCGGACGCTTGACAAAGGGTAGTCGAATTGTTGTGCGCTATTCCGTTTCCACTAGAAACGTAGAATACGCAAAATACGTTCTAGGAGATTCACAAACGTCCGTTCATAGACCCTGGTGGCGCAAAGAGAGCGTGTGGGAGGGTATTGTTGCGCCTGAGGTTACGAAGGTATTTCAGAATTATATGAAGAAATATACGAAATAACTTCAGCTTCGTCTACATTAAAATCTAATTTAACTCTAGGATGAATTGTAAAAACGGGTTTAAATTTTGTAGGAGTATCTTCCAACATTTCTAAAATATAATCTTCAGTAGCTTCATCTAACCAGTTCTTTATATTTGTATAAATACTATACAAATCTATATCACCAAAATAAACCCTACAATAAAACACCCGTTGCATTTTCAGCATTCGTCTACGTGGCTGTGTAAATTTGAAAACTAAATACAATCGCTCCGCAGTCATAACGCTGGAAATTGTGCACTGACGTTTGATAAAGGCGGGAAACAGCATATTTTGAACACCTCACTAGGAAATAGTTTATATTTTTATGAGTAGCGAATGAGCGCTACAAGGAGATTTTACCACACATGGATGTAACAATCAAAAGTATGACAGAGGAAGAGGTGGTCCTTGAGGGCTACGGAATCCTTTTTAATACAACGGACCTTCATGGGGAGAAGTTTGTACCCGAAACAGAGTTTTTTCTGGAAAATGTCAAGTCGATTCCCGTTCTTTGGGAGCACAACCTTGACTCGATTAACGACGTTTTGGGGTGGGCCTCTCCGGTTAAAACAGACGAGACGGGCGTCTTTTTCAACATGGCGCTTAATCGCAGCAATAAATACGTTGCTGCCATTATGAAACTTGTGGAGAAGGGGCGAGTTGGCCTGTCTACGGGCGCACTTCCACAAACAATCGTGCGTGATGGCGACAAAATCAAGCGGTGGCAGGTTTGCGAAATTTCAACAACCGTTACCCCGGCTGAGTTTCGCACGTTGGGCGTGGCCGAAGTGAAAGCGCTTGCCGACATTTTGGGCGACGAAAGCGAAGTTGGTAAATGGGCGAAGGGCTTGCAAGAGGGTGCAGAGGGTGAACAGCCAGCATCAGACGAGCCGCCTGTTGAAGATAAGAAAGAGGAAGATGTAGTTAAAAATTTCGAAAAGATTGAAGTAGTGGAGGATAAAATGGGTGATGAAATTAAGCAGGACGGTAATCAGGTTCCTGCTGACAATGGTGAGCTTGCCGCAATGAAGTCGCAGATGGGCGAAATGAGCGCAGCGCTTACCAAACTTATGAGTGTTTTGGAGAATACGCCCGCTGCCAAGGCTGGCTACGTGACCTCTGACGGTGGAATCAAGGACAAGAACATCAAGAATTTTGGTGATTTCCTGGTTGCTGTCAAGCGTGGCGACGAAAAGCGTCTCTCCGGTGTGTACGGTTCGACTAAGGACTTGGGCGAAGGCTCCGGTGCATCCGGTGGTTTCCTGGTTCCTGAGGAATATGCTACGAACCTGTTGCAGGTTGCGGCAGCGCAGAATCAGATTTACGGGCGTGTTCAGCACATCCCTGTGACTCGTGAAAGCGGCTCCTACCCTGCTCTCGACCAGTATTTTGCGCCTACGGCTGGTTCCGGTCAGGTTGCGGCTGCTGGTGGTGTTAAGGGTACGTTCACCGCTGCTGGTGCAACGTTCACTGAGACTGAGCCTTCGTTCACGACCCTTCAGTGGCGTCTGTCGAAGGTTGGTGGCCTGACCGAAGTTGAGAATGAGCTTATCGAGGATAGCCCATTTGCAATTGAGGCACTCCTGCGTGGCCTGTTCTCGGTGGCGATTGCTGCAAAGAATGAGCGCAACATTTTGCGTGGTTCGGGTATCTCGGAGCCTCTTGGCATTCTGAACGCCCCTGCCGCTATCGGTATCAGCGATGCGACCAACGCTTCGTTCACCTGGACCGATGTTAGCAATATGTACGCCCGCTTCAAGAGCGTCGGTGGTTCCCCTGTGTGGGTTATTCATCCTTCGGTTTGGCCGAAGATTATGACGATGGCTAACGGTACGGACAACGTGTGGCAGAGCAACATTCAGACCGGCCCCACGAACGTTCTGAACGGCTATCCGATTCTTGTGTCTGAGCACATGCCTCAGATTGGCTACACCGGTTCGGTTCTGTTGGCTGACCTGAGCGGCTACCTGATGTTCGAAAAGGCTGGCCTCTCGATTGCCTACAGCGACCAAGTTGGCTTTACTCGTGACGTTGGTACGTGGCGTTTCCGGCAGCGCAATGACGGAAAACCGTGGCTTCAGGACGATATTACCCTTTCAGACCCACAAGGAAGTTACACCGTCAGCCCGTTCCTTTATCTCGTCACCGATTAAATAACCAAAACTTGCACATTATCTTAATTTCTGGTAAAATAAACTTGTGGCAGATAGCCATAGAACCAGGAGAAGATAATGTGCAAGGTAGAGGGTTGTGAACGTCAAGCGGTTGCGCAAGAGTTTTGCCTTAACCACTATAAACAGGCTAAAAGGCGTGGAGAAATTCAAAACGTAATAAAGCCTAAAAGTGGAACGTGTGAAGTAGAAGGCTGTAGTAAAAATGTGTACGCAGACGGTAAATGTTCAAAGCACTACCGTCAAATTCAGAGAAAAAATAATAACCAAATTTGCAGTGTTGAAGGATGCAGTAAGCCTCATTTAGCTCTTGGATATTGCAATAAACACTATCAGCAATATCAAAAGTATGGTGAGATTCCAGGGCCAAAGCCTAAAAAGGAAAAGCCTAAGAAGGAGCCAAAGAGGCCCAAAAACATTCGAGAATGTGGTAAATGCGGGGAAGTTAAAAAGATTCATGGGCATGGTTTGTGTAGATTGTGTTACGCTCGTAGTAAAAGTTTTGAGCGAAACGGATATAACCACAAGCGTAGGGAAAGAATTCGCAGTACATCAGAAAAGTTTACAAAGCAACAGGTCTTAGACAAGACCAACGGCAATTGTGGAATCTGCGGTTTGCACATAGACCTAATGTTAAAAAGGCCAAACATGAACTCTTTCAGCATTGACCATATTTTGCCGATAAGTAAAGGCGGTTCACACACGTTAGAAAATGTACAGGCGGCACACCTTTTGTGCAATTGTTTGAAGCAAAGCAGGGTGGACTAATTGGAACAGTTAAAGGTGTCGCAAAGATTTATAAAATGCGAGGTCTGCGACAGATTTTTGGTAGTAGACTATAAACCAGTTGTGGATACACTGGTTGCAATTTGCGACACTGTTGACGTTACAGAAATGGGGGACAGATGGCAGTCATTTGCCCCCATTACTCCAGCCCACTTCTTTTGTGTAGAACACGGTCGAGAAGAAAAACAGTATAAATTACAGGAGATAAAATAATATGTTCGCTTTCGAAGGGCGAGTTTCTGATAAACTCGCAGTTGTTGGTGTCATTCAGCCCCAGGCTATCACTGCCGGTGCTACTGGCGTCCTGACCGCTGCAATTGATATGAAGGATTGGGAGCGCCTGATTTGCGTTGCTCAGTCTGGTACGCTTGGCACGAGCGGCACGCTTGACGTGCAGGCTGAAGCTTCGGCCACTAGCGGCGGCACGTATGCGCTGCTTACTGGTAAAGCGGCTACGCAGCTTGTGAAGGCAACCGACGACAACAAGATTGTCGTGATTGAGGTTGACCAGGATGACCTTGCTACCGCTGAGAAGCGCTACGTCAAGTTCCACATGGTTGCTGGCACTGCCAACGCCACTGCCGGTTGTGTAGTCCTTGGCGTACCTGCAAGCTACAAGAAAGCCAGCGATAACGACTTGGCTGCTGTGGCGCAGATTGTCGCCTAAGTTTTAGGCTTTACCAAAATTAGGGCTAGGTCGTTATGGCCTAGTCCTTTTTTGTCTAGGAGGGATTATGGAATTTGTAGTTGAACGCACCTTCGTCACGGCAGAGAATAAGGGCTTCCCGAAGGGCACCGTTATCACTGACCAGTTGACGCCAGAGGTTATTGAAAAACTTGTGGAGCAGGGATTTTTGAGCACGGTTGAGCCAGTAAAAACGTTCATGGAAAAGGTTGGACGCAAGGGTAAGAAAGTAGAAAACGAAGAAGTAGAAAACTTGGACCCTGAGAAACAGACTCGGAGTAAGTAACATGGCAGACGCCTACCCACGGTTTCAAGACCTAAAGTTGTACTTGAATATTGACACGGCAAAAGACGATGCCCTTCTGGTGGCAACGTTGAAACGTGCCATTAAAACGTTCGAAAATATGTGTGGGCGTACGTTTGTCCCTGCCGCAGAGACACGCTACTTCGACGCTAACGACGAGCAAGTTATTACAGGGAAGCGCTTATTCATTCGTGATGGCGACTTGGTTGAAATTACAGAATTGAGGATTGACAGCGAGATTGTTCCAGACGACGAATATTTTTGCACGGGCGCAATTCCCTACAACACGCTACGAATTACAGACGGTTCTGATTTTAGCTTTCGTGATTACACGCTTTCGCCTGAGCGCAGCATAGCGATTACTGGACGTTGGGGCTATCAAGATGAGGTTCCCGACGATGTTTTTGGGGCTATTGTACGCCTGGGAGCGTGGCTTTACCAGCAAAAAGATAACGCTATGGAGCTTGACCGTCCTATTGCAATGTCGAACGCAATGGTGCTTCCGGCCTCTTTGCCGAGCGACGTTGAAGCTATCGCAGGCTTTTACAAAAAGGTGATTTAATGGCATCTACAGTTATTTCCGTATCAGACACGCTTGACACAATTATGGGCCTTACCTTCCCCGGCGTAAAGACCATGATGCGCTATCCCCCCATGTCGGTTTCCTCTGCACAACTTCCCCTTTTGTACGTTCGCAATTGTCAATTCTCCATTGACCAGCGTTCGTTGAACTTTCAAGGTGGCTTGCGCACCGTAGGCGCAGAGATTGTCGTCATTGTTGACGTTTCCCGCCAGAACACGACCGAGGAACTTTACAGCAAAACTCGTGTCATGATGGACAACGTAGCGCAAACGATTGACAGCAACGCCGCTGCACTTCGTTTGGATGATTATTTGATTAAGGAAGATTTTGAGGCTGTTGACACCAACTCTTATTTTGTGGTTTCGGCAGTCATTCGTTGCGCATAAGGAGGTAGATTTTGAAACGATTTATTCTTTTGGTTTTGATGGTTGCGATGTTGGCTACCGTCCCTGTTTACGCTCAGGATGGTGGGGTGACGGTTGTTATTCCTAATGGCGAAGTTGTCAATGTATTATGTCAAGACCTAACTTCGCAAATTGTTTTGCAAAATGGGCAGTTGACCTGTGAGCCGATTGTTGTTTTGCCAACAGTTACGCCAACAGCGACACCGTTGCCACCTACGGTAACACCTGTTCCACCAACAGCTACGCCTGCTCCAACAGCCACTAAGACACCTGTTCCTCCTACTCCCACCAAAACACCGGTCCCTCCAACGGCTACGTCCGTACCTGTTACGCCCGTACCTGTAGGCTCCGGTATTTGGATTAGTCAACAGGAAATTATGGCCCTTCCCACTTCTGGTGCTGGTTGGTCAGAAGTTTTGGCAATGGCTAACGCAAGCGCTGGTTCTCCAAGTTTGAGCAATCAGGACAGCAATAATTCGACGTACATCATGGCTAAGGCTCTCGTGTGTGCACGCTTGAACACGCAACCCTATTGTGGCGATGTGGAAAGCGCATTGAACACCGTAGCCAACGGCCTTCCGGTTGACCGTGCTTTGGCCCTTGGGCGTGAGCTTGTGGGCTATGTTTTGAGCGCTGACATTATCAATTTGAAACAGCGCAACCCGACGCTTGACGCAAAATTCCGTACAGAGATTTCTGGACTTCGTAACAAACTAACGGCAAGCGGACCCGATACGTTGGTTATTTGCGATGATGACAGACCCAACAATTGGGGTGGGCATTGTGGCGCTTCCCGTATTGCGGTAGACCTTTACATTGGCGACCGTGTTGACCTGGAAAAGGCGGCAAGGGTTTTGCAGGGATGGATGGGCGACCGCAGTGTGTATTCCGATTTTACCTACGGTGAATTGTGGTGGCAGGCAAACCCTGCGGCTCCCGTTGGCGTCAATCCTGCTGGAAGTAAAATCCAGGGGGAGGATGTAGGCAGCTTGCAGCCTGAGGAAATGCGACGTGCTGGTAGCTTTACGTGGCCCCCAAAGGCGACAGACTACGCCTGGGAAGGACTTCAGGGGCGTTTGGCCTCTGCGTACATGCTGTCTCGTGCTGGCTACGATTCTAAAAATTGGTCCGACAAGGCCCTGCTTCGTGCTGTAAAAGTTTTGTATAAAATTGGTTGGCCCGCTGAGGGTGATGACCAGTGGCAACCCTGGCTGCTCAATAAAATGTACGGATTGTATGGTACGCCTGACGAGATTCCCACAACTGGTGGTGGGAAAGGAAAGAACGTAGGCTGGACTATGTGGACACACCAGCCTTAGTTTTGTGGTTTAGATAATGTTCTACGATGGCCTGAGAAGGCTCTAGGAAGGGCTACAAGGCCATCGTAGGACTTTTTTGGTATAAGTAGACCTCTTTTGATTTTAAACACCGTACAGAGGCTCTCAGAGGCACGATGACCGCACCTACAATTGTTAGTGGATATACTACAGCCGTAAGAACGTCGAACGGTACAACGCTAACTTGTAACGTTCCTACGTACACGGCTGGCGACACAATTTACTATTTTTGGGCCTCCGATGGTGATGCCGACAGCGCTTCTATTAGCGGGACTGGCTGGACAGCGGTTTATACCGACGTTACCCTATCTTCTAGCGGCGTAGCGGACAGCGGCTCATTTTATGGTTGGAAAAGAACGGCAGGCTCAGAACCAGCCGATTATACGGTAACATCTGGCGTCAGCGAACGTTCAGCAATGATTGCCTTCGCTGTAGCGAATGATGGCGGTATTCACGCCACGGCAACCAACAATTCTGGAACGAATACAACAGCGGTTGTTAACAGTCTGACGACAACGGTTGCCGACTGTTTGCGCATAAGTATTATTGCATCTACGGGCGACAAGACCGTAACAACGTTAAGCGGCCACACATTGTTGGCAACGGTTAGCGGCACAAGCGCAGCAACGATTAGCGTACAGCACAAAGCGCTTCCATCTTCGGGAACGGATGCTAGTGTAAACGCAACAATGGGGTCAGCCTACTGGCAAACCTTTTCTTTTGCCATTGCCCCAACATCTAGCGGTCACAGCGTAACACCGAACGCTATTACAACCGGAGCACCAAGCGTTGCAAACGCTGCTCTAACCCAAAATCATTTGTTTGGGCCAACGGCGATTACCACAGCGGCACCGTCTCTTGCGAACACGACGCTTAATCAGAACCATGTAGTAACGGCTACGGCAATTACCACAGCGGCTCCAAGCGTTGAAAGCATTGTTTTGGGACTCGGCTACGGCATTCCCGACCTTTACACAGGCGCACCTTCAGTTGCCACCGTTGCCCTTGTGCAGGCGCACAGTTTGGCGGCTACTGGCATTACAACGGGTGCACCGTCTGTTGGAGCTTTATCGCTTATCTCGGCAGATTCGGTTGTTCCGCTAGGCATTACAACGGGAGCACCAAGCGTTGCTGTTGCAGGGTTCAATGAATATCCTTATTTTGTAAACACAGCTTTAGTTGGCAGCGCTACAGGGCAGACAACAGCAACGTTAGACGTTCCATCGGGAACGTTGAACAACGACCTTTTAATAGCATTCTTTGCTACAGAAAACGAAACGGCTTCCATAACTCCCGACCAAAGCGGTTGGACCTTGGGCTTTAAGGGAGAATTTGCAGCACGCTCACACACTAACGTTTTGTACTGGCGTCGGGCTGGAAGCAGCGAACCTTCTACCTACACGTTTTCAAAATCCGGCGGCGAATGGGTTGGTTCGCTTACGAACTATCGCAACGCAGGCGACCCTTATGGCGGCAATTATACCTGGACAGACACGACGGCCAACGGGGACGTTCCCTCTCCGAATATTACAACGACGGGCGCAAATCACATGGTTTTGGTGGCGGGTTCCATGCCTTACGGCAATACCTTTACACCGTCGTCAGGTTTTACGGAGCGTGTTGACCATCGGACTGGTACGGGCAGCGCCAACATTTCTATTTTCCTGACGGAGCAGTTGGTTGTCTCGGCCACTACTCTTTCTTCAATTGTTACGGTTGGTGCGAACGCAGACTATAAGGTTGGTGGTGTAATAGCCTTCGGCCCTTATGTCGCAGTTACGTCTCACAGCTTAACTGCAAATGCGATTACAACAGGTAATCCTACCGTAGATACGGCAACGATTACATATGAACATAGCCTTTTAAGCGTAGATATAACCACAAGCCAGCCAACAATAGGTGCTGCAACCTTTTCAGAAAATCAAGTTCTTTCGGCCTCTGGAATTACAACGGGCGCACCAAGCCTCGAACTACCAACAATCTATACCACGTTGGAGCTTGTCGCTATTGCCCCTTCCATAGGCCCGCCAACAGTAGATAGTTTAGTAGTTTTTCAAAATCATACATTGGTCGCTTCCGGCGTTACAACTGGAACACCAACGCTTGATAACGTTTCGACACAGTTAAATTTTTCGTTCTCGATTGCCGACATTGCAACTGGTAATCCGACCGTTGAAAATGCAACGCTCCAACAGGTTCACGCATTTTTACTCGCAGCGATTACAACAACAAGCTCTTTTGTTGAAAGCCCTATACTTTCACAAAAATATTTCTTAGCCCTTGTCGGCATCGAAACTGATAATCCGAACATTGAAAATACTACACTTGCGCAAGTCCACGTTGTAACGGCTAACGCAATTACAGCAGGATATCCGGTAAATGGAGCGCCGGTAATTTCGCAGGTTCACAATATAACACTATCTCCTGTAACGACAGGACAGCCGGTTGTTGAGACGCTTGCTATTGACGGAGCGACCAACATTACGCCGGTTGACTTTATAACTGGTGCGCCTACCCTTGGAACACTGACGCTTCATCAGATTCATGTTATTGGGTTGAGCGGAATAACACTTGGTGCACCCCAAGTTGAAATAGTAGAGCTAAACGTTAAGTCGATTGTTACCGCAAACGGGATTACGACAAGCAGCCCGACAAACGGTACGCCGACATTAGCGCAGCACCACGCACTTTTAATAAATAATATAAACGTAGGTTTTCCGATAGTCGATTTTGCTCCGATGATTTTGGGGAGGGTTTTGACGCTCCAAAACATCACGACTGGACAGCCTGAAGTTGGCATAGGCCCGATAGCACAAAAACACGCTATAACGGCCCAGGACGTGTCAACAGGCGTACCCCTGTGTGGGACACCACAAGTGGGGGTAACGCACGTCCTAGCCCTTTCTGGAGTCACCACAGGCCATCCTAGCGTTGACTCTGCCACGGTAACGCAAGCGGTAGCAATAGCTGCGGAAAACATCACGACCGACTATCCAGTTTTGGATTCGCCGGTTCTGCACCAAACAAATTTCTTGGTTGCTGTAGATATAACTACAGGGGTGCCCTTTTGCGGAACTTTGCAAACGGGAGTTGGCAGCGAGATAATTTTACAAAATCTATTTACGGGAACGCCGGTAATAGATTCCGTAACGCTGTTAATACGCCATAATATTACGCCTAGCGGAATATTAGTAACGGCACCTAACGTTCAGCAAATAACGCTTTCACAGCACCATAATTTGTTTGCTAATATAATTGTTACTGATGAGCCGACTGTAGACCAGTTGCGGCTTAATCCAGGTGAACGTTTATTAACACCAAGAACGTACGTTCACGCAGCACAAGCAAGAGTTTTTGGAATTAGAGAAAGATTGAACGTTTATACAGTAAGAAAACACTGGAGGAATTAGATGGCTACTTTAGCTGACCGAGTTTTTGATAATGGTTTGACAGTGCTCGACACCGAGGCAAATCGCCTTGATATTTGCAGCACTGAGCCAACCACATATACGCAGGCAACTTCGACCTACACGTTGGGCAATAAAACGTCGCTGTCGATTGGTGCGCCTGCTGACCGCACAGGTGGTGGGCGTGAAGTTACCGTTGCATCGTTTACGGATGGTTCCGTAACGGCAAGCGGCACTGCGGCCTACTACGCAATTACCGACACCACGAACTCCCGCCTTTTGGCAACGGGTTCGCTGAGTTCTTCGCAGGCTGTTACGAGCGGGAACACCTTCTCGATTTCTTCGTTCAAAATCGGTATTCCTGACCCGGCATAACGGAGGGGTGACGTATGGCAGCATTGGCTGGCAATCAAGCGAGAGTTATTCTCGACAGCGTAGACCTGTCCTGCGTCACCGCTTCCCTAAACGTCGAAACGACCACTGGAGAATACGACGCTACAACGCTGTGTTCTACGGTTATGGAATATCGCCCTGGCCTCAACCAGGGCACTATCTCTATTGACGGATTTTTTGACGGTGTGGGAGTTGGTGGCGAGGAAGCTGCGCTAGTAGCAGCGTTGGGAGCTAGTAACAAAAATATTACGGCAATTTTTGGATACCAAGACTTGCCTGCCCCCGCCTATATTATCGAAAATGGTTCGAACATGGGCTTGACCTGGAGCGTTCCCACAGATGGTTTGATTACCATTAACGGCAGCTTCAAGGGGAAAGAGGGTGTTAAGCGTGCGAAACTTATGTACCACCAGTCGTCTCGCAGCGCCACAGGACTTTTGAGCGCAATTCAGGTTGTTGGCACTGAGACTACAAGCACTGGCAGAGCAGTTTTGCACTTTCACGGCTACACCGGCACGCTAACTGGTCCGCTTACTGCAACGATTCAAAGCAGCGCAACTGGAGCGGGCGGTTGGGTTACTGAAGGTTCGTTCTCGCTTGACGCTGTTGGTTCTGAGGGCGTGGCGATTACGTCGCCTGCCGGGGAATATTTTGCGCTAAATATTACGTCGTTGGGTGGAGCAACCACCGTAACAGTTTCACTGGCTGTCGTAATCGACGGCATTACTTAATTGGAGGATTCTAAATTATGGCAGTTCGTGGTTCTGGTAACGTCGTTGTTACCTACAACAGCAATAACATCACTGCATACCTGAACACTGCGGAGCTTGCAGCTACGGTTGACGAGCTTGAAGCTAC